GAAACTTACTAAGAATATGGCAGATCTCAGACATAAGAAATACCTAGAGACTGAAGTGGCTTACAAGTTTTGGGAGACACCATACTCAGGTATGCACAAGGTAGATACTGACAACGTGGAGTATCACCTGAAGCGGAAGAAGAAAGGTAAGCAACTTGGTTTGCCAGGTCAAGTTCATTTGGAAGAAAGAAAACCAGGACACTTGAATCCTACGTGGGTTGAGTGGTTGATGGGTTACCCAGAAGACTATACATTAATAGAAGAAGAGGAGTAAAAGATGAAAGAACTAGAACAAGTAGTAAAGCGATGGCAGTTGATAGACTTTGCTCAACATTCAAAGAGGCTTTGGGTAGAAGAACCAGAACATATACCTAGAGTAGCACAGAAAATTCCAGGTAGACTCCAAAGACTCAAGCAGCTTGGCAACTCTGTAGTGCCACAGATACCTGAGTTCATAGGACATTGTATTTTAATTTATGAAGATGAAAAAGGAGAACAGTAACATGAGCTATGAATGGAACGGACTGCACCTACAATTGAAGAATGTAACTGCAGCTCGTGAATATTTGAGACAGTTTAAGGAGATGTCAGTTGTTATTCGATTAGATAATAGCCAGGATTTTGATTTACTAGCGAAAGCTAAGTTCAAGATGCATGGTATGAAAGGTGTCAATCTTATAGATGGGTTAAAGAATCCAAAAGAGTATCATTTTGATTACACAAAAAGAATTAAATAAAACTTGACAGATTTTAAATCTGTCCTTATTATATAAAGTAAGGAAATAAAAAGATAAAAAATAACTAGAATCGTGCTGTTAGTCGTAATCTTTTTGCGCAAAAGACACACCTGTTTCTATGGCAGATGAGTGAGTGGAGACATTCATGGTTCGTAAACTCTCCACACCATATATCTTTTTGTATCCCCTTTTAAAATAATAAAAGAAATTTCTTGACTTTAGGATTAATGAGAGTATAATCCAGGTATGGTTAAGAATTAATGATAATAATAATAATAAAGGAGGTCATATTATGGCTGTATTAAAAGGGCCTAACGGAGAAGGACATGAACTTCGTTGGGTAAGTGCAAGTGTACCTAACGCAACTTTTGAACCAGTAACTTATCAAGCTACTGTGATAGTTGATCAAGAGACTGCTGATAGCTTTGAAAGCAAAGGGTTTAAAATCAAAGAAATTGATGAACAACCTGCTTTGTTTTTCAGGAAGTATTACAATCGACCTGACGGATCAACCAATCCTCCTGTTCGTGTAGTGGATAAAGCAAAGAATCCACTAACCGCAGCAGTAGGAAATGGATCTAAAGGTATTGTTCAGTATCAAGAACGACTCATTGAGAACAAATACGGAAAGTTCCCCTGGTTGGAACTACAAGCAATCCAAGTTCTGGATCTTGTAGAATACAACAATGGGGAAACTGACGAGTTTGAAATGCTCGATGAAGATGCTGATGACATCGAATTTTAATTTAACAAAAAGGAGATAACAATGGTTGAAGAAGAAAACCAAAAACCTTTTATCACTATTGATGGTGTTCAAATATATGTTGAAGACTTACCTGAAGATGGTCAAGCTATCTTTGGTAGGATACAACGTCTGAACCAAAAGAAAGTTAATCTTGTTCTAGACTTGGAAGAAGTCAACGCAGGACTAGCTTCTTTTACTAACAGTATTGTTGGTATCGTTAATGCTGATGATGAAGAAGAAGGAACATCTGTTCCTGACATCGAAGAAACTGCAGCGTTTCCGTCTGAGGATACTCCGTAGTTTCAAGTCCAGAAGCTAAGTTGGACTATAAATATAATAGCACGAGAGTAAAGTAGTAAGATTGTGCCGATTTCTCGGCGAACTAACTCTCAAAAAGGCAGGAAGTGCCTATATTAAACTTCGGTAGGTGGTAGGCTTTGAGTTTTAAAAAAGGAGCAAAAAGAAATGGACACAGAATTTGTAGAATTACACAAACCTTGTCCTGTTTGCAATAGTAGTGATGCGTGTTCTATTAACGAAGACGGATCAGCAAAATGTTTTAGTTGTGATGAATTTTTTCCTGACTATTACAGAACAACGGGAGAAGTAAAACCAATGACAACAGCAACAGTAACAAATATAAAAAGAAAAAATGTATTAGAAGTTCCTAAGAATGGAATCTTTACAAGGATAGAACACAGAAACATCTCGCTAAGAGCAGTTAAAAAGTATGGAGTAAAAGTTGTTCAACATTTTAAAGGTGATCAAGTAGAGATAGGAGATCAAATCTTTCCTTACTACGCAGATAATCAATTAGTAGCCACAAAAATTAAATATACTAAAGATGGAACGGACAAAAACTTTAGGACAACTGGGTTTTTGAATGAAAGTGGACTGTTTGGCGAACAACTATTCAAGAGTGGTGGCAAGTATCTGACTATCGTAGAAGGAGAATACGATGCACTCGCTGCTTATGAAATGCTTGGATCTAAATGGGCAGTTGTTAGTATAAAGACAGGCGCACAAGGCGCTGTTCGTGATGTGAAAGATAGCCTAGAGTTTGTAGAAAGCTTTGACAATGTAGTTATCTGCTTTGATAGAGATAAGGCAGGTCAGAAAGCTGCGAAGAAAGTAGCAAGAATTCTAACTCCTGGAAAAGCAAAGATAATGCGTATACCTAATGGTTTCAAAGATGCCAATGATATGCTCATGGCAGGTGCAAAGAATGCATTTAACCAAACTTGGTGGGAATCCAAAACTTATACACCTTCAGGTGTTATCAATGTATCAGAACATAAACTTAAATTTCTCACAAGAGAAAAGAAGAAGAGTGTTCCTTATCCTTATGCAGGATTGAACAGAAAACTTTATGGTTTGAGAGAAGGGGAACTAGTCACACTCACAGGTGGCACAGGACTAGGTAAGTCTAGTGTCACTCGTGAACTAGAACATTGGCTTATAAAAGAAACAGACGACAATGTAGGTATCATATCCCTAGAAGAAGATCCTAACAGAACTATCAGTGGTATCTTATCTATCGAAGCTAATGCAAGATTGTATATTGACCAAGAACTAGAAAGGTTCTCGAAAGAAGAAATAGATAATTACTTTGACATTCTCTATAACGGAGAAAACGAGAACAGAGTATGGATACACGCACACTTTGGCACTAATTCTATCGAAGAAATCTTTTCTAAATTGAGATACATGATCGTTGGTTGTGATTGTAAGTGGATAGTTATAGACCATCTACATATGTTAGTAAGTGCTATAACTGAAGGCGATGAACGAAGAGCCATAGACAGAATTATGACAAAGCTCCGTAGCATTGTAGAAGAAACAGGTGCAGGACTCATTTTGGTTTCTCATCTACGCAGAGTAGTAGGCAACAAAGGACACGAAGACGGAATACAAGTTAATCTTTCTCACCTCAGAGGTAGCCAGTCAATAGCTCAACTGAGTGACTGCGTTTTAGGATTGGAACGAAACCAACAAGCAGATGATCCCGAAGAAGCCAACACCACAGTATTAAGAGTGTTGAAATCTAGATACACAGGTGATGTAGGTTTCGCTACTAAACTTCTTTATGATCGAGAGACAGGTAGATTATCAGAAGTCCAGCCAGAAGATTACGAAGATGATAATGACAGAAATGATTTAGAGTTTAACGAATATGCTTAGTTTAATATTTGACATAGAAACTGACGATCTCAAAGCTACCAAAGTTTGGTGCATTGTAGCTCAAGATACTGACACTGGTAAACTTTTCAGGTTTGCTCCTCACCAACTAGAGTCAGGTCTTGAGTTACTTCAATCAGCAGACAAACTAATAGGACATAACATACTAGGCTTTGATATTCCTGTTATCAAGAAACTTTTAGGAGTAGATTTAAGCAGTAAAAAAGTGGTAGATACTCTTGTCTTATCTCGTTTGTTTAATCCTTCACGAGAAGGTGGACACAGTTTGGCAAGGTGGGGATATAAATTAAAATACCCTAAAATTAATTTTAAAGAGTTTACAAGCTATTCACCTGAAATGATAAACTATTGTGCTAGAGATGTTAGTTTAACCTTACTTGTTTTAAATGCTTTAAAGAAAGAAGCAAAAGGTTTTTCAAAAGAAAGTGTGAGGTTGGAACACTCTGTAAATTTATTAATGAAACAACAGGAGTTATCTGGTTTCTGTTTTGATAAACCTAAAGCTGAAAAATTACTTTCACAACTTTATAAAAGAATGTATGAAGCAGAGGGAGAAGTCCATAAAGTATTTAAACCTAAATGGATAGATGATAAATTAGTAGCTCCTTATGTTAAGAAAGACGGCTCGTTATCTAAACGAGGGATGACAGATAAGGAATACAACCAGGTATTTCTTGAAATTATTCTTCAAAAAGGTGTGAACGGAATACAGGAAGAAGATTTTGAAGTTCCTAAACCTAAACCATTCATGAGAAAGAAACTTCAAGAGTTTAACTTAGGTTCAAGAAAACAAATAGGTGAGTATTTACAAGACGTTGGTTGGAAACCTAAAAAGTTTACACCTACTGGTCAACCTGTAGTTGATGAGAAGATATTAAAAAAGATTAAGAACATACCTGAAGCTCAACTCATAGCAGAGTATCTACTTTTGCAAAAAAGAGTTGCACAGATCGAGTCTTGGGTAGAAGCTGTTGAAGATGATGGAAGAGTGCATGGATTTGTGATACCTAACGGAACTATTACAGGTCGTATGGCGCATAGGAAACCTAACATGGCACAAGTTCCATCAATTAAGAGTCCTTATGGTAAAGAATGCAGAGAATGCTGGAACACACCTAAAGGATATAAATTAATAGGTATTGATGCAAGTGGATTAGAACTTAGAATGCTTGCTCACTACATGAAAGACGAGGACTTTACAAATGAAATCATTAATGGAGATATACACTCCTATAATCAAAAAATTGCACGACTTCAATCAAGAGATCAGGCGAAAACTTTCATCTATGCACTCATCTACGGAGCAGCAAATAAAAGACTCGGAGCGGTGGTTGGTGGAAGCGAAAGCGATGGTAAAAGAATTAGAGAATATTTCTTTGCTGATCAGCCTGCATTTAAAAGACTACGAAATAGAGTTACAAAAGCAGCAACGAAAGGCTACGTCAAAGGTCTTGATGGAAGACGTATCCTTATAAGGAAAGTTCATTCTTCTTTAAACAGTTTACTTCAAGGTGGTGGTGCTATAGCCATGAAGAGAGCTTTAATTATTCTAAACAAAGAAGCTAACGCAAGAAACCTGGATTTCAAGTTTGTTGCTAACATACACGATGAGTGGCAAATAGAAGTTCACGAATCCCATGCTGAATATATTGGAAGACTTGGTGTAGAAGCTATTAAGGAAGCAGGAAAATATTACAATATGAAGTGTCCACTCGATGCTGAATATAATATAGGAGACAACTGGAGTGAAACACACTAGTTCTGATTACAGAAAATATATTAGAGATAGAAGATACCGAAGAATTAATAAATATAAAATAGCCAAAGGATGTATAGATTGTGGATATAATGAACATCCTAAAGCATTGTGTTTTGATCATATAATTAGAGAAGAAAAAACAGAATTATTAGATGCTTCTAAAAGTGGTGGATCAAATATGTCAACGTTGGTTTGTAGAATTACTACTGTTGATAAAATAAAAAACAGACAATATCTTAAAGAACTATTTGCTGAAATTAGAAAGTGTGAAGTAAGATGTCAAAATTGTCATAGTATTAAGACATGGGAAGAAAGAGACTATATGCCGCACGTAAGAAAAAACAAAAAAATAATCCAAGAAGAATCTTGTTATATACTAGATCAGCAAGAATTTAATTTTTAAAAGGATACAAAAGAATTATGAAAAATAAAAAAACACTAGACACACTAGTACAAGACATCTACGATAAACTAGATACATTAACCGAAGGTAAGTCATTAAATGTTTCGGAAGAAACAGCCACGACTTTTGGAGAGTCAATGAAACAAGCACTCTTAAACTGGTCGGGTGAACATCCAGTTGATAAGCCAACACTAAGGATGTCAAACATAGGTAAACCTAACAGACAGCTTTGGTATGACATGAAAACAAAATTAAAAACGCGCTCTTTTTCTGCGCCAGTACAGATAAAGTTTTTGTATGGACACATCTTGGAAGAAGTGGTTTTGTTTCTAGCTCGTTTAGCAGAACACGATGTTACTTCAGAACAAAAGGAAGTTGTTGTCAATGGTATCAAAGGACACATGGACTGCAAAATAGATGGCGAAGTTGTGGATATTAAGACAGCTTCAGGTTTTGCATTCAAGAAGTTTAAAGAAGGAACACTTGCTGACGATGATCCCTTCGGATATATGGCTCAGATTACAGCCTACGAAGAAACAGAAGGAACAAACAAAGGTGGTTTCCTGGTTCTTAACAAAGAAAACGGAGAGCTTACGTTATTCAGACCTGAAGAACTAGACAAACCTAACATTCAGGACAGAATAAAAACTTTAAAGAAACAGATAAAGAAAGATAGTCCTCCTACAGAGTTTTGTTATCCTACTGTTCCAGAAGGAGTTTCAGGTAATATGAAAATTGCTAGAGGTTGTGTATATTGCAGACATAAGTTTGAATGCCATAAAGATTCTAATGTAGGTATGGGTTTAAGAGTTTTTAAATATGCTAAGAAGTTTGAATACTTAACAAATGTTGCAAAGCTTCCACGAGTTGAAGAGGTTACAAATGAATGGAAGAAAAGCTAAAGCAATACGAAGACAAGGAAAACAAATCCTAGTTGAGTGGTTACATTCGCTTTTACCTGACACTGAAGATAAAGCTTTAATAACTACAGAAACTTTAGAAGATTATTTATCTGAACAAACTCATGTTTATCTGAACAGAAAGTTTCTTCTTAGTGCTTACTCTTTGAAATGGATTTACAAAAGAGTTAAAAGGAATCCTCACTTAACTTTTGAACAACTACAAAAGGATTTAAAAAATGAACAAACCTTCTATGAAGAAAACTAAAAAAATAAAACAGTTAGAACAAGCAGGTGAAATTGAAGTTGATATTAATAATATTGATTTAGAAGAACTTTTAGTAGCTTTAGGTGGTGTGTTGTTTGCAGGTGCAGACATACAAGAGATAGATGCTCCTTTGCTTTCACGACTAGAGGGTTTAATCAAAGCTGAATTGATCTTAAGAGAAAACTCTATGAATATGCCAACAGATGAGACACTACATTAATTATGAAAAGAAAACCTAGAAAAAAGCGACCTATTGAGAAAGGACTTCCTAAAGGATACGATTCCAAGTGGGAGTATGACCTACATCAAGAGGTCTTACAGGACTGGGAACACCACAGAGGATTGATAGAATATTCTATCCCTCATGTTTATCATCCTGACTTCATTAGAATAATCAACGATAAGGTTATTTACTTAGAAACAAAAGGAAGGTTTTGGGATTTTCAAGAATACAACAAATACAAGTGGGTTAAGAAAGTATTACCAGATGAGTGTGAGTTAGTGTTCCTTTTCTCTAATCCTTCTGCGCCTATGCCTAGTGCCAAACTTCGTAAAGACGGAACAAAGAGAAGCCACGCAGAGTGGGCAGAGAAGAATGGCTTTAGATGGTTTAGTGAAGATAGTTTACCTAAAGGTTGGAGATAAACAATGGAAAAAATGATTTACTATAATGAGGAAGAAATGAAATATATTTTAGAGGAAAAACAAACGAAAGATTTAGTTAACAATCCGCCACACTACAACAAAGGTAACATCGAATGTATAGATGCTATTGAAGCTATGTTGACACACGAAGAATACGTAGGATATTTAAGAGGAAACTCTTTGAAATATCGTTGGAGATTTAGATACAAGAACGGAATACAGGATTTAGAGAAAGCCGAATGGTACGAAAATAGATTAATGGAAGTTTTAAATAATAATAATAAAGGAGCTAAAAATGGCTAATAAAAAAGAAAAAACAATAACAATTAAAGTAACCGAAAGAGATTTGAATGATTTAATAAAACATCATCGTGAAACTAGATGTGGACTTAATAGTCTTTTTGAATGTGGAGATATTATGGTTAGTGAAATGCATGGTCTTGATCATTTTCTATATACGATAGAACGAGTCTTTAATCTTGAAAGATCAAGTGAGGGTTGGTATAACTATGAAAGAGTTGTAGAATAAATAAAAAATGAAACAAGAACAAACTGAACTACCTACACAGTATCAACAGTTCATACATTTGAGCAGATACGCTAGGTGGAATGAACAAAAAGGAAGACGAGAGACTTGGCAAGAGACTGTCAAACGATACTTTGATTTCTTTGAAAAGCATCTACAAAAGAATCACAAGTTCAAAATGGGAACTATTCGTGAAGAATTAGAACAAGCTATATTAAACTTAGAAATTATGCCAAGCATGAGAGCCTTGATGTCAGCAGGCACAGCTTTAGAACGAGACAACGTAGCAGGATTTAACTGTAGTTATGTTGCTGTTGACAACACACGAGCCTTTGATGAAACACTCTACATCTTAATGTGTGGCACAGGTGTTGGCTTTAGTGTAGAACGACAATACATTAACAAGCTTCCTGATCTTCCAGAAGATATGTCAGACTCAGATACTATCATCAAAGTAGCAGACTCAAAGATTGGTTGGGCAAAAGCCTACAAAGAATTAATGTCTTTATTATATTCAGGACAAATTCCTAAATGGGATGTGTCCAACGTCAGACCACAAGGTGCAAGACTCAAAACTTTTGGAGGTCGTGCCAGTGGTCCAGCACCTTTAGAAGATCTATTTCAATTCACAATTAATATATTCCAAGATGCAAAGATCAAGAACCAAAGAAAGCTAGTATCTATTGACTGCCATGATTTGATGTGTAAGATCGCAGAGGTTGTGGTTGTAGGTGGTGTCAGAAGATCAGCACTTATATCGCTATCTAATCTCTCTGATGAACGTATGAGAAATGCTAAATCGGGAGCATGGTGGGAACACAGTCAACACAGAGCATTGTCTAATAACTCGGTAGCTTATACAGATTCAGCAGAGATGGGAGCGTTCATGCGTGAGTGGTTATCATTATATGAAAGCAGAAACGGAGAACGTGGTATATTTAATAGACAAGCTGCTGAGAAACAAGCATTAAGAAATGGTAGACGAGAAGATTATAAAGACTTTGGTTGTAATCCATGTAGTGAGATCATATTACGCAACAAACAATTCTGTAATTTAACAGAGGTTGTTGTTCGAGCTGACGATAACTGGTCTTCATTATCTAAAAAGATAGAGTTAGCGACAATTCTCGGCACGTTCCAAGCAACTTTAACGAACTTTAGGTATTTAACAAAAGCATGGCAAAACAATACAGTTGAAGAAGCTCTACTTGGTGTGTCTCTTACTGGTATTATGGATAATTCCATGTTAAGTGGACACGATTCTGAAAAAACTCTAGAGAATAATCTACATTGTTTAAGAGATAAAGCAATTAAAACCAACGAAGCGTGGGCAAAGAAGCTGAAGATCAATCCTTCTGCTGCTATTACTTGTGTTAAGCCTAGTGGAACAGTCAGTCAATTGGTTGATAGCTCATCAGGAATACATACTAGACACAGTCCTTATTATATTAGGACTATTCGTGCTGATAAAAAAGATCCTCTTGCACAGTTAATGGTTGATCAAGGAGTTTACCACGAAGATGATATTACTAAACCTGATCACACCTACGTATTCTACTTTCCTATTAAGTCTCCTGAAGGCTCAGTAACAAGAGAAAGCATTACAGCTTTGGAACATTTAGAACTTTGGCAACTTTATCAAGACAACTGGTGTGAGCATAAACCCTCAGTAACTATTTCTGTTAGAGAACATGAGTGGTTAGATGTAGGCTCTTGGGTTTGGAAGAACTTTGAAACAGTATCTGGCATTGCATTCTTACCCTATGCAGATCATTCATATCAGCAAGCACCATACCAGGAGATAACAAAGAAAGAATATAACAAATGGTTAAAGAAAACCACAGACTCAATTGATTGGTCTTTGATAACCGAATATGAAAAAGAAGATTCTACTGAGAACACTAAAGAACTAGCTTGCTCGGCAGGTGTTTGTGAGATACTATAATGAATAAAAAAGACGATAGAATAGAAGCTACACTCCTTACTTTTAAAATGGTTCTAGATGCTAAAGGAAACCTATGGACTGACATAGGTGGACTACCTTTAAAAGATGTTAAACATATTTTTAAAAGCCCTGAAGATGCTCATGTCATTGGTCTTCTAATTCGTGAAGGCACAATAAAACTTAAAAGCATTCATAGGTATTTAGAAAACGAGGCTACTTCTATACAGTATGTGGAGTAAATAAAATAATATGAAAAGTTTAAGAAAAGCAATAGATGCAATGTGTAAAGATTGTACTTATGATGAGTATGATAAAGGTACGTGGAGACAACAAGTAGTTGCCTGTACAATTAAGATATGTCCTTTACATGAAGTTAGACCTGTTACTGGAAAGAACGCAGGAACAAAAACATATTTAACTATGGAACTCTTAAATCATTGGCAAATAAAGCCAGAAGATTTAGATAAAAGAGCTAGAAGCATTCTCAAAGATGCTCCTGAAGGCTGAAATCTATGTGTTTTGCATAGATTACCGAACTCAAATTTCTAAGTAATACCTACCTACTACTATAAATAAAAATGAAAAAACTAACAATAGGAATGGCTACTTACGATGATTACGATGGTGTATTTTTTTCTGTTCAAGCCATTAGAATGTATCATCCAGAGATAATGGATCAAGTTGAGATATTAGTTGTAGACAATAACCCAAGCAGTCCTAGTGGGAAAGAAACAAAAAAATTAATAGATGCTTATGTATCTAATGGTCGATATATACCTTTCACAGAATACAGTAGTTCATTTGTAAAAGGTAAAGTATTTGAAGAAGCACAAGGAGAGTATGTTCTTTGTATAGATTGTCACGTACTTTTAGTTACTGGAGCTTTAAAAAAATTAATTGATTACTATTCTATTTTTCCAAACACTAAAGACTTACTTCAAGGTCCGTTAATACACGATGATTTAAAAAGCTTTTCTACGCATTTTAAACCTGAATGGAGTCAAGGCATGTTTGGAACGTGGGATAACAATCAAGAAGCTTTAGACAAAGGAGATCCTTTTGAAATACCAATGCAAGGTTGTGGTCTTCTTTCATGTAAAAAAGAACATTGGGTAGGGTTTAATCCTGAATTTAGAGGCTTTGGTGGAGAAGAGTGGTATGTTCAAGAGAAGTTTAGAAAACAAGGTGGAAATGTTTTATGTTTGCCTTTTCTACAGTGGATGCATAGGTTTGGCAGACCTAACGAACCTCAATATCCACTCGATATGTATGATCGAATTAGAAACTATCTTATAGGTTGGGCAGAGCTTTATGATGGAGACATAAACAATAAAAAAGTTAAGTCCATAGTAAAACATTTCATAACTGAAGGTTACGAAAAAGAAAAAATAGAAAAGATTGTAGAGCTTTTAATTTAAAAAGTCAAAATGAACAAGAACATCGAATATCAAGTATCCAAATAGAATCCTGAACATCAGTCGATAGCGTTTAAATTCACTTTGCAAATCAACTAACTTTCTTTCATCTATCCTTATCCAGGGTACTCTTTGTTCTTGTTTTGCCATTTATTTAATTTTAATTAATTTAGGTCGCTTCTCTTCAGGTATGATCCTTTCAAGATCTATCTTCAACAAGCCATTCTTAAATGTAGCGCCTGTTACTTCGACATCTTCAGCCAAACTAAACTGTCTTCGGAAAGAGCGTTGCGCTATTCCTCTGTATAGTTTATTCTCGGCTTCATCTTTACTAGAAGACTCATAAGAAACACTGAGTGTGTTTTCTTGTGCTTCAACCGCAAGATCTTTCTTGTCGATACCTGCTAGAGCAACCTCGATTGTATATTGATCTCCATCTTTTATCACATTATATGGAGGGTAAGTTGGCAGACTTTTAGAACCAGCAGACATTTGTGTCATGTTCTCGAAGAGTCTGTCAAACCCTACAAATAATGATGAAAATATGGGATCTCCGAAATCTACTAACCCATAGCGAGTTAGGTTTGAGTTACGTCTAATCATTTTATTTCTCCTTATTTATAAGCAAGATTAATGTTATGAAACACACCCATTTAGGGTATGCTTCGTTAATGCCTCTCACAGAGCCTCGTATGAGCGTTCTAAGAGGACTTTATCTGCCTAGTAATGGTTTGTTATCGATTACTAAACAAACTTCTTAAATACCGCACTCCACGAATTATGCGAGATACGATAAAATTAACAATCGGTATTGAATATATTAGCTTTGCTGTTCCTGTGACTCGTTCTACAATTCTACCAGCCATCGTAGGATCTTTATACCAATATACAAACATACAAATTATTATTAAAGTCTGTAATATATTTAAAAATATGCTCATCTTATTATTGCAAGTTGTATAAAATTTATTAATAAAAACAAACTTGAACCTATTATCATTAATACCATCAATATAAATAATATTTCAAATAAATTCCTAATTGTTTTTTTTAATAAGTCTCTCAAATCTATTTTATCTTCTTACTAAGCTACCACCAAAATACATTCCAATAATAGCTGATACTAAATTAGTATCTAGTTGTGTTATTACTAACCCTTGAAATGTGATCCATTCAAAAATCTCTCTGCCTTCTCTGAAAAACATAAATCCAGGTCGCCAATTTGTATAACCCACAGTTACATCCACAGTTGGATAATACACAGCTACAAGTTTCGGCAATAAAACAATAGCAAAAACAGCAGTCAAGGCTATGATCCTTCTTGTCCACTGGAAGCCTTTATTAGGATCAGTTCTTGCAGCTTGAATAGCCTCAAGTTGAAACTTACCTCTAGCTATTAATAGCTTTTGTGCTTCAGCTTTAGCCTTACGGCTTTGCGACCATACACTTAGTAATCCACTAAGCAAAGTCGAACCAAGCATAGTAATTATTTCAAACGGAAAGCCCATCTTCTTTTAATATTTCCTCTACTAGTTCTTCATAGAGTTTTCTAAAATTCTCTAAGACCATAAAAGACAAGTCTTGTTTTATTTGATAAATTCTATAAATTTCATAAGCCCTTTCAAGTTGTTCTTCAGTGTATAGTAACATACTGTTATTATAGGAAGTATTTTAAGATTTGTCAAGTTTTAATTTATCTAAAAATATTTCTTTGACTTTGTTCACCTTGACTAAAATGCCATTCTTCTTTATCGTCTTGTACAAATCCATATTTTCCTAAAATAGGAATAAGTTCCGCAAGTTCTTTTCTATTATAATCTCTGTAGTAAGGTTGGTTTAAATCTATCGCTTGTCCTTCGACATGGTAAGAGTCTCCTCCTTTTTGATAAGGAGGCTGACTAGTTATTTTATTTCCTTCAGGATCGTTATAATAACCTTGTCGTTTATAATCTTTTAGATTTCTATAATACAGATTTTGTCTTTCTATTTTATAGTCTTTTCCAACAGTAGAATCTGCTAAATATATAGGCTTTCCATATTCTTTTTGAGCTGCTACTAAATCTTTCATTGATGTTTCTTTTAAACGTGCTGGTAATCCTTTATCTTTAGACACCGCTACTGCTGCTCTTTTGCTTATACCTTCTTTAAGAGCTTTTTGAAACTCCTTTTCACTATGTGTTGCAAAAGCATCAGAACTTATTATATCTTCTTCTAAAAGAAACTTACCTTTTCTTCTACCTAATACTTCTAGCAAACTAATGCTACCTTCAGCAAACCCAATCCTTCCACCACTAGCTTCTTTATCTCTTTTTTCTGTTGCTGCTTTTTTCGTTGCCTTTTTTAGTTTTTTTGCTAACTTCCTTTCCTTACTACCAATTCTTTGCATCTTTTTCCACTCTTCTTGTGAGTATCTTTGACCTGTAGCTTCATCTAAAACTGAAGTTTTTACAAATTCATCCCATGCTTTTTCATTTGCAATTGCTATATCTTTTAATGATTCTTGTATATCATCATAAGAATAACCTTGTTTTCCCCACTCTTCATATTGTTCATCAGTTATAGGCATATTTGCGCCTCCCCATTCTGCAAATTTTCCAGGATCTATTGGTTTCCAATCAGAACGTAAGGTAGGATAACGCTCCCAAGAAGCAGGTCTTTGTTGACCGTATCTTGGGGCTCTTTCTTTAAGTCTTCTTTGAAGGCTTGGCATTCGTGCTGTTACTGTTATTTCTTCCATCGTTGGTGTACCTTCTTGAAATCCAATCCTTCCACCATCTCGTTTGGCTTGTCTTATTTCTAAAGCATCTCTTAAGCTAGTTACTCCTGGAAATGAGAATAAAACACTTTGTTGATTACTATCTATTATTCCTTGCCTTTCTTGTTCGGCTCTATCTTCATCTCTTTCAATTTCAGCTTCAGTTTTAGTAGGAACTTGAAGCCATAAAGCAAGTGCATTTGCATCTTCATCAATATTTTTCATGGATTCTATTTCCCATCTATCTTTCGGGTTTATTTCTAATTGCTGTTTAGCCACATCTCCAATAGATCCAAGAAAATATTGTTCTCTTGTATATCCACCATCTCTTTTAGCTTTACGTTTCTTCAAAGCTTTTTCAAATTTACTCATCTGTTTTTCTGATACAGGTGCAACACCGATGGATACCATCAAGCCTCCACCGCCTGTGAATCCTAAACGAGCCAACGGATCTTCTACTCCGTTTAGCAAACCACCTCCAGAGAATCCTAATCTTTCTAAAGGCTCGTCATAAGGCAAGCCTGTATTCGGATCTATTCTCTCTGAAGGATCAGCAGCTACATTAGGAACTGGAAAGTCTTCGGAGATTGCACCACCTTCAAATTGTGGTTTTCTTTTAGGATAACCTAGCTGTTCAGGTTTTGTTACTCCTTTTGATTTTAATAAACGATACATTTTATCTCTAGATTCAGCACTATTTTCTTTTGCCCACTTAATTAGTTTCCGTTGTACTGGTTTAGAATAAGCATAAAAACCTGGAGATTTTGTTACTATTATTTCTAACATTGATTTAGTACCAGTAAGATAGTCAATAAAATCTGATCCTGTAGGACTTCCCATAAGAGGAGTCATTTTTAATAGTTTTATTAATCCTCCATATTGGCTATATTCTAATTGTTGAAACCCTCTCCAAACATATTCTAACATTCCTAAACCACCAACACGCTTAATACCTTCTGAAATAACTTCAGCATCTGAGCGTTTTCCCCATGTTCTTTCTCCTTGAGTACGCCATTCGTTACCCATGATACCTGTCATTGCCATCAGCGTACCACCAACCAAAGCTTGTCCTGATTGTACTGGTCCTTGCAACATTCCTTGTGCAAAGCGTTTCATGATAGTATTACCAAAAGCATAAGGATAAGATAACAGTTGTGTTAGAACATTGTATCTAGGATCTTGAAGCCATAGCGAAGTTAGTCCTGCTTTTTTAGGATTAAGAATAACCTGCCTTGCAAAACGACCTCCTCCTTCATTTATTTGTCTTTCAAATAAAAGCTTTTGTTCTTTAGCTAATTGCCCATTTGCCCATTTTATTGCAGTTGGTATGTCTATATTTAATTCATTTAATTCTAGCGTATATCTTTCTATTGATGGTTTAGAATATCCTCCTTTAGCTAATTTTCTAGCATTCTTTTTAATAAGGTCTTTACCCATCATATAACTAGCCAGCTCAACTGTCTTTGTCCATTCAGCTAATAAGTTAAGTCTAAAGAATCCTCTTTGTACTCCTTTTAACATAGGATTTTTAATATCGCCAGCAAAAATAGAGTCTAGTCTTTGCATAGTTGCTAGATCTAAAGCAACAAACACACTATTTGCATCTCTTAATGTTTCTGATTTAGTAAGCCATTTAGGAGTTTTATTAACAGCTACTGCTTTATACATATGTCTTGCTGTATTTTGACTACGAACAGCCATTACTTTGGTTAAATTATAAACATAATTAGGTGCATCTATTCGTGTTAGTGGTACAAATACTTCTGACAAACTTGTAAGCGTAGCTAGTGGTAGAGTAGCTACTTGAGTTACAACTTGCCAAGCTTCAGAAGCAAGTCTTGCTTTTCCTTCCAGTTGTGGAAGATCACCAATTGTAAATTTCCACATTTTTTCTAGTCTTTTTAAATCTTTTCGACTTATTAAATGTTCTTTACCTGCAGCTTTTAACTGTTGTTCTATTGTTCCGCCTACTTTAGTTTTGTCATATATTTTTTTTCCTAATCCTCTTGTATTTTCACCTACAATAAATCCTTTCTTTCCTTTTATTAACATTGTAGGTAATTTAGGTATTCCTCCATGCCTTGCTTCAGCACTTAATTTTGCAATATCCCAAAAATATTTTCTAAATACTTCTTCTACATTATTATCTAATATATCTGTTATTTTTGTATCATCTATTTTATCTATAGTTCTTGCAAATCTTGAATTAATATTAGATCCTAATCCAAACCTATCTGATTTATCTAACATTTCATCAATCAATTGTTTTGCTTGTTGTCTTGAATCTACCTGTTTACTTCTTAGTAACTCTTTAATAAATATTTCTTGCCCTTCATCAGTATTTAGATATTTAGAATATACACGAGGAAAGTGATTTTTAACGTGCTTTAAAGGAAGACCTGATTTTACAGCAATTTCAAAAGCTGCATCATCTAATCTTCTTAATCCTATTGCTGCCTTTGTAAAATCACTTACTGTATAACCATATTTATTTGCAGCATTTATAATTTCTTTAGAAATTTTTACAGAAGTTATTCCTGGTTGTTTCTCGAACATACCGCCACGAACTGCTTCAGAAAGTAATTTATTTGTTTCATCGTCTATTCTATCTAGTCCTTTCCAACCTCCTCTAAGTTGATCTAATGTAGATTTTTTTTGTATTTTTGCTTGCTGTATTCTTGTTCTAGCTCCAGATTTTAAAGGTTCTAGAATATCTGTAAGTTCAGCAACAAGTTTTCCTGTCAATGACCAAGCATCGTCTGTATAAGTATTAGGAATTTTCTCTTGTGCTTGCTGATAAGTTCTTATAAGTGCTTTAGCATTTACAGATTCTAGCATAGATTTTAAATCTGACGAATACTTAGCAGGCACTTTATACTCTACAACTGCTGGACTAAAACTTCTACCCATACCGAAATCAATATGCTGCTGCATTACTTCTACACTAGCAGTTAGTTTTTGTCCTGTTAATTCATCTGTTTTTTCATAGACTTTAGCAATGGCATTCTTTATAGGTGCTGTTACAACTGGAATTTTTTCTATACCTTTTGCTAAACCTGCACCAAGAACAATTCCCAATCCTGTGTGTGTTGCCCATTCTGTATAATTTACACCTTTTTTTTCGGGATCTAACTGCATCTCTACTTCTTGATTCAATCTATTCATTACTCCAGAAAATGCACCTGTAAAAGTTGCAGTACTTTTAGCTGGAGTAGAAACAAAACTTCTTGCTAAAGAGTGTACATTCTTTTTAGTTAAACCACTTCTCATAGTATTAGCTACAGCTTGTCTTATCATAAATTTTCCTGTTTCTGTAGCTCCTGTTCGAGCTGCAATAGATCCTCCTCCTGTAAAAGGCGCAAGAAGCATTGCAACTATCATAGAAGGATCTGACATTGCTTGCCAACCATACTGTCTAACTGATTTAAACTTTTGTTGAAAACTAGAATCTGACCAACTTGTATTATCAAATGTTTCTTTTAAAAGCATATATCTTTCTTTTTGTTTATTAGACCATTTCTTAGATTGATTCATTCTTCTGATCATATCATCAATAGAAATTTCTTTTCTAAAATAATATGCCATATCAGTAGCCTTACCTTCTTCTCCCATTTCTTGAAAGAAATCGTAGGCTACTTGATTAATTGTTTTGTTTTTTATGAAATCGTCTAAGGTTTTGATATAAGAAATATCACCAGGAGGTATTGATTTAGGATTAACAGGATACCTATCATCGTAATTAAGAACTGACTTTTCTAATTTTATTTCATCTGGAGTAGTTAGCGCAGAACGAAAGTTTTTTAATTGTCTATCGTAATAAGGAATATCTTGTGTGGTCTCTTCTGTTCTTCTAGGAACAAAATAAGAAAATTCCCCTGTTTCTTCTATTTTCTCTACTACTTCATCTTCTTCATCTTCTTCATCTTCTTCTTCCTCTTGTGAATCAAAAGGATCGGAGGAAAGCAAAGCTCTTCTAAAAGAATTTATTTGTTCTTTATGAGTAATATTAGCCATAATTATTCTATAGCTTCTTCTTCTTCGTTTTTACTTCGTCTTCTTTTTTCAAGCAAAGACATAAATCCTGCTGTAGTTGCAAATCCAGGTCCATATTTCTTGACTGCTTCCGTTGCTGCTTCTTTAGTAAATCTTTGTAATAACCATGCTCTACCTACTTCTTCTGCCGTAACAGTAGTTTTACCACCATAAGTATACTTTGGATTTTTTAATATTTCATTAACTATAAGTTTATCTTTTTCAGATAAGTCTTTATACCATTTACTGTCTTTAATAACACCTTTCCTAACATTAGGATTTAAACCTTTTATTTGTTTTTTCTTTTCTTTTTCTATCCATTTTCTTCGTAAAACTGCTAATCTAGCTTTACCTTCTGTACTATTAGGATTTTTTACTTTCCACTTAGGCATATTTTTTTGTGCAAGATTAAATAATTTATCATTCTTAAAAATAAGCGAATCTATTTTTCCTTTAATATTAACTACATTTTTACCTTTTAACATAGCGTTTCCTATTGATAAATATGTTCTAGCCATTATTGGTGGACCTGCTCTCTTTACTGCCCATTTTCTAATGGCATTTGCAGGATGAATAGACATTAATGTATATGCTGCAACAGTTGCTTTATCTTCCCAACCACGAGCATCTCTTCTTTCTTGTCTCCTTTCTTGTCGTAATTGCCTTCTAGATTTTTCTGTACCTGGTATTTCTTCTTCTGTTTCTACAGCAGTAATATCTTCTGCTTTCTTCTGTGCTGTAACCACAATCTCTTCTAAGTCTAATTCATCCATCTGTGTATCTATATCTAATTCTTTTTTAGTTGTATCAGAAGGATACTTGCCTTCACTAAATACATTATCAAATACAGCAGTAGCTTCTTTATTTAATGCAACATTATAAAACGCAAGTTCTGAATATACAGAATCTCTTAGATAATCATATGCAGCATTAAATTCTTGTCTTCCAAAATTTGTCATATCTTCGGATGTTCTAATAAAAGGATTTAATCTTTCAGCAATATCTGGACTTACTTTTCCTAATTCTTTTGCAGTTGCATATAAATAATCATATCTATCTATCATATTTGTAATTTGATTTACACTTGGTTTTTTATTTTTAGGATCACCAGTATATTTAGAACTAAACTCACCATCACCATTTTCCCAATTTATAAATTGTCTAGATATTGTATCAATAGCTAGTTTTTTCTCTTCATCAAGATCAGTATAACTTCTTATTACTTGAGAATTTTTAACACCTGCTATTTCTTTATCATAAAGTATATCTGTTCCTAGTAATATTGCCCAATCAGAACCTTTTCCTATTCCTTTTGTGTTTGCTATACCTGTTACTTGATACATTTTATCAAAATTTTTCAAACCAAACAATCCTCCAGTTTCGCTTTGTGTAAAAGACATAGTTAATACATCTGTTAAAGCTTTTGCTTTTATATCTCCTAAATCTTGTTCTCCTGCAAGAACATAGTTATTTATAGCTGATGAATAAGCACCACCAAAAGAAGCTATAGAAGGATCATCGTTATTTAAAGCTTTTATCATATGCTCTAGAACACTACCAGCCGATCTAGCTGCTGCTGGATTTGATTGTATAAAATCTAAAAGTTGACTTGTCTTTTCTTGTCTATTAGCTTCAGATAACCAACCTTTATTTATTAAGAAATTTACTCTTTCATTAACAAATTGTTGAGAATCTCCTGATGAATTATACCTAAGACCTTCTAAGATATTAAGACCAGATTTATAAGCATTTAATTCACTAGTTGGTCCTAAACTATAAGGTAGATTTTTAGGTTTAGTAACCTTAGATCCAGTAGTAAAAAATGCTTCATATAATTGTCTGTCTCCTTTGTCAAGATCCTTATAATTAGTACCAGTTGCCAATACTTTAGCAACCCTAAGTTTCATATTATTTAAGTCATCTGTTGCACCTGCTGCAAATGCATCCTTTATTCTGTATCTGCCAACTGTTTTTAGAATCTTCGTAGTCGCATCTCTGTATGTTATCCTTCCTTCAGGTGTCTGATCTGCAAGATAAACCGCTTCTGCTTCCATTAGCGCATCTAAACCATCTAATATTCTTTGCTTTTGTTGTGCATCTGTTAAAGGTGCAAGGTCTGTTTTAAAACCAATATGTTTTGCAGCATCCTTATAACTAAAGCCTTCTCCTGCTGCTAGTGCAGTATCTTTAGTTTGATCCACAATCTTTTCTGCTTCAGCAACATCTTTATTACTATTATCTTCAGGTTTATTTAATATTGCACCAGCCTCTCTAAGCTCTTCTTTTTGTTCAGCAGTAAAATCCTTTTGAATCTGATTCCAACCTGTCAAAAGAGTATCTACCATTATTTCAAAATCTTCGTCAGCTACACTATCACTTATATTAAAAGAAAGCCTTCTTTTTAATCCATCACCTATATCTTCGTTTTGTACATCATTAATAATATTTGATATAACATTTCCGTCTGTTATTCCTAATTTATATAACCAACCATCAAGTTGCGAAATACTTACAAGTTGTCCGTCTAATGTAGCTGCCTTTGTTTGTACTTTCAATAATCCTTCAATATGATCAATTCTTTTTTGTACATTCGCAGATGTTAAAAGAACACCTGTTTCTTTATCCTTTAAATTACCAAAATATCCTAAATCCTTTTCGTATTTTTCTATCATACGCTTTGCATCTTCTTGGATTCTTGGCTCTGCTGTTGCCATATAATTCTGTATGTCTATTAATCTCATATCTGTGGTTTTAGGCACACCTGCTGCATCTCTTCCTCCTAACATTGCTCTCAAAGTATCCAGGTGGCTTGCTTCATTAAAACCAGCTTTTGTCAAAAAATGAGCAGTATAGTCTGTTTTATCCATTGGATTACGTATACCTATCTCTCCTCCGTCTTTAGCTATTAACGCTTTTTGAGCTTCAAAATTTGCCATATAGGTTTTCATAGGATTAATTTTTTCTAATACTTGATTCAAACTATATGATCTATTACCAGCATTAGCTACTACTTGGTTAAATAAATCTTTTTGACCAGACTTACCAATACCTTTAAATACTTGTCCTATAAGCTCAAGACCGAAAACTTTTCCAGCCTCTCTGAGTCTTCCTTTAAAACTAGATCTTCTATCAGCTTCTTCATCAGCAGCTCTCATAAAGCCTGTTCTTTCAGAACGATAACTTTCAGCTTCTCTTGCGCCCATACCTCTCCATCTGCTACTACTAGCCATTATATTATCTCCTCAGTTTGTTCTTCTGTTGTTGTTTCTGTTTTTTCCATAAGACTCTTTTCTTTAAACTGTTCTGGTATTTCTAATTCTTCTAATCTTTCTTGCATTTCAGAAGGCAAAGTAGATACCTTACTTCCGTTTCTTAACTGCTGTTCTATAATCTGTGTGAATCTTTGGTTCAGTTCAATTTTTTCTTCATCACTTAATTCTCCTTCTTCTTCCTCTTCTTCTCCTTCGTAAAGAACATAGTCTATACTAGCTTTTTCTGCAAAAGCTATTAACATAAACATTACAGGTTCTGCCAACATTAACATCAAATCAGGATTCCACATACCTTTTCTAAATCCTTCAAACAATATAAAATGTGTTAATTCAGTTATAGCAATACCAGCTTTCATAGAGTTTAGTATGCTTTCAAAAGAGCCTTCTTCTGTTACTGTAAGAAAGACTTTATTTATACCATCTGATAAAGTTGATATTGCAGCAGGTTTTTCAAAAGCCATAGGATTCTCTGGATCTGACATTAATCCTTGACCAGGAATCGGTTTCTCAAAGTCTGGTGTTCTAATTGTTCCTAAATCTAATTCTACCATGATTTATATACTCCGTTTTTAACCAACATGTCCAGGAAGTGTATATGGTTTTGTTTCTTCTGTATAATTATAAGGACTTGCAAAATACTCACCATTATTAATATTCCTTGTATGATTAGCAACAGAAAGAATGTCCATTCCTGGAAGATTAGGCAATATTCCACTTCCCTGTGGCAAAGGATCTAAAGGATAAACATAACTTGGCACTACTTCTTTTTGTTCATCTTCGTTTAATCCTATTGTTTCGTCAATCTTATCTTGAATAAGTCGTTGAGGATCAAGATAATCTTCTACTTTTCCCATAGCATATTCTCCACTTTTTTTAAATATTTCCTCTGGATCTCTTATATAACCTTGAACACCAGGTGTTTTAATAGTTTCAACACCAGTTTGTTTTAGTCCTTTAGGAAGAGGTTTGCCATCAAAGTCAAGATATATTCTATCATCATCAATACCAGTTGCTACATAAATAGGCTGTTGTTCATATTTTCCACGCCATGTTTCTCCAGCACTTTCTTTTAAATTTTGCCATCCTTTTTGAAAAAAGCCCAAATCATCTTCTCCTTTTTGCATAGCTAGTAAACTTTCATCTACAGTTGTTAGATCTACTACTGGATTGCCGTATATATCAACTATTGTTCCATCATCGGATATAAGATGCATATTTTCAGACGTTTGTCTTGTAATACTTGATTCAGTATCTAAAAGGTTTCTTTCTTTTTTTAAAAAATCATCTTGTGTTTTATCTTTAAGATTACCTATATCAGCTTTTTCTAAAGATTGCTCTGTCAATATTTCAGCATCTACTGTGCTTGATGCTTTAAGATCAGTTTTTGATTTTGGAATTGTTGTTTTAACTGTACTATCTGTTGTTGTAAAATCTACCTTATTAGCATCCGCTACTGCTGCAGTTTTTCCTTTTCCAGGCACATATCCTTTAGATGTTTTCATTCCCATCGCACTTCTTGCTTCGTTAAAACGATCACTTACCCAAGTGGACATAGAATCAGTAAACGACATACCTTCTTTCATAAGAGGTTGAGCAATAAAATCAACTCCAGCAGTTACTAAATCTGTAAGCTTACTATAGACTTTACCAATTCCAGATATTCCAATCTGCATACTTTTTAAAGTATATCCTAATGCTTTAGCCATCGGACCTTTAGCAAACAGTCCTGTTGCTTTTCCTGTTTCTGATATAAAACGAGATCCTATTTTTTCTCCTACAGTTGTAGCTGCCTTTTTAGCTGCTGCTTTACTTGCTTCTACACCTGCTTGTTTTGCTACTTCAACTGTTGCTCCTTCTGCTGCTGCTGCTGCGGTTGCTTCAGTTGCTGCTAGTTTCATTGCTTCTTGTGTAGCTGCATCTGCTGCAGCTCCACCTATTCCAGCAGATATTCCTTCTGTTATAGTTCCCCAAAAACCAGAAATATAAGGCATAGCAATCATCATAGCTAATGTTCCAACCCATCCGAGTCTTCCCATAAAGCCCATTACTTTTTTAAAAGGTTTAGCTACAGTACGAATAACTTTTTTCATACCACCGCCTATTTTTCTAATTGCTTTTCTTAGTGGTCCAGCCATTTTTTATATCTCCTATATTTTTTTTAATTTAATAAGAACCCGTATGTGGATCTACGTCAAACCAACTGCTTACACTATCAACCATATCTGCATATGGTTCTTGTAATTTTCCCCAATCTCTAATTTCTGCAGCTTGACCTAAGATTGTATTAAACAATCCAGCTTGTCTTTGTGCTTCATTTTGTTCTCCTTGAAACACATAACTTGCTTGATCACGAAGCTCTTGCCACATAAACGTCATAGCTTGTGTACTTAATCCAAAAGCATTTTGAGCGTTTTGCTGATTCACAGCATTCTGTGCTGCAGTATCAATAGTATTTGCTTTTCTTCTCCACTCTACATTTGATTGCATAATAGCAGTTTGGTTTGCTTTGTTCCATTGATCACGTTGAAAATCTTGTTGATCATTAAACTGTGAAACCTGTGTTCTTATCTGTGCATTTAATTTAGAAACATCTGTTTCTGCCGCAAATCTTCTAGCTTCTGCTTGATTATCAGCACTTACATTAAACTGTTCCATAGCATCCATTCTTGTCTTATTATTTATATCTATCTGCGTTGCTATGTTTGTCATAAACTGATTAGTTTGATTTATACTAGTAGCATTAAACTGTTTAGAAGCATTGGTCGCACTTTGGTCACTTAATAAAGCTTGCTGTGCCATCTGAGCTTCTAATACATTAGCTTGTTGTTCGTTATTAAGATTTGCCATATCCATTGCCAAGAAATTTTGAGCATTAGTTACAGCAAGTTTTGTTCGTTGATCTACTGTTGCTAAATCAAGACTTGCTAATGCTGTAGCATTTTGCATAGCTGCTTGTTGTCTTTGATTAAAATCCTGTAATAATGTTGATTGCATAAATTTACTATTTGCAAGTTGTGTTTGTTGATCTACACTAAACTGTGTCATGTCCATACCTGCAACAGTTTGTGCATTATTTATAGCTATTGCTTGATCTGAACTTAATTGTGAAATACCCATAGCATTAGCAAGATTAGCATTTGTAATACCTACTTGCATTTTAGCTTGAAGATTAGCTAACTCTGTCTTTTCAGCACTTGACATAGTTTCAGCAGCAGCTTGGTTCATTGCTGACAAGTTTGCTAAATTTAATCTTTCTTCTGATGAAAGATTTGCTTTATTCATATCTTGTGTAAAAGCTGCGTTCTGTGCCATGAACTCAGAAGAAGTTTGGAATTTGGTAAGTCTTGTTTGTTGTTCAGCACCAAATTCAGCACCTAATCGTTCAGATTCTAACTGCAAATTCATAGTTTCCATCTGCTGGGCATTTGCCAAGTTTTGAATATTCATCTGCTGTTGTTGCTGTGTATTCAATTCAGCAGCACGTTGAGCATTTTGCAAATTTTGCATTCTCGTTTGCTGTTGTTGCTGTGCCGAAGTTAATACAGCTTCTTGTCTAAACTGTCCTTGCTGTACGGCAATCTGTTGTGCCATTTGTGCTGTTTGACTTTCAGCAGTTTGACGATTGGAAAGATTTGCCATTCGTCTTTGCATATCTTGTGTAGATTGTGCTAAGTTGGCTTGTTGCTGATTAGATAAGTTTTGTGCTGCACGTTGTTGTAAAGCTTGTGCATTATTTTGTGCCATTGGTAAAGCAGTTTGTATAATAGCATTAAACAATGCATCTCTACCAACTGTTGAAGCACCCAAGCCTCGTTGTGCAAGCATTTCTTCTACTCTTGCTACGGCTGGTCTAGCCCAAGCAGGAGTTGTTCCTTCTTCTATACCTGCTATAAGTGTTTCCATTTGTGAAGAAACCAATGCTTCTTCAGGTAATGCCGCAATTGCTGCTTGAACTTCTACAGGTTGATCATCTATTTGAGCTTCTACAGTAGCTGGATCTTCAACAATAGCTGCTGTAATATCAGGAGGCAATGCTCCTACTTCTGCTACCATCGATGCTGCCGCACCTGTTCGTGCTGTTCCTGTTACTGCCTGTCTCGTGGCTGCAGTAAAAGTAGGTATACCACCTATTTGTGCTTCATCTCCTTGCGGAGCTTCTCCTGTGATTGCTTGTCTTGCTTTTGCTTCTGCTTGTGGTGTATCTGCAATTTGAGCGCCTACTCCAGTTTGTTTTTCTGCTTTTGCTCCTGCGCTTAAAGCTCCAACAACACGATCTGCTTTAGCTTTTTCCAGAGCTTCATCTGGAGGCATTCCTGCAGCTACTGCTTTTTCAGTTAGTTGCCGAATCTCTTCTGCTTCTGCTTCTCTAGTAACTTCTCCTTCAGCAGCTATAACATCTGGAGTTCTTCCAGATATTGTTTCTGCATCGTATGTAGCCGCACTAATAGTTGCTGGATCTGCTGCTGCAGTTGAAATTCCTTTTGAAACTGCTTCTGCATCTCCTACTTGTGCTACTCCTGCAGTTGCTACTCCTGTATCTACCATTTGAGGAATTTTATCTTCTTCAAATTGAATTCCTTTATCAGTTTGAACAGCAGTAGGTATTATTGCATCTGCTGGAAGTTTTCCTTCTGCAGCTTGTTGTACGTATTCTCTAGCTGCTTCTGCTTGTGGATCTGTACGATCTGCATATTGTGGAGTATAATCTCCTGTACTTGGTGGAATAGTAATCGGATCTCTAGGCGCAACTGTTGTTGTAGTTGTTGTAGGTAATGCTGTAGTTGTAGTAGCACCAGGAGTTGTTGTAGCACTAGGAGTTGTTGTAGCACTAGGAGTTGTTGTAGCACTAGGAGTTGTTGTAGCACTAGGAGTTGTAGTAGCACTAGGAGTTGTTGTAGCACTAGGAGTTGTAGTAGCACTAGGAGTTGTAGTCACTGTAGTCGTAGGTATAGGTGTTGTAGTAGTAGTGCGAGGTCTACGAGTAGTTCTATCACCATTAGGCTCACGAGTTGTTCTATCAGATCTGCTGTTAGGACCTCTTGGAGTTCTGCCAGGACCACCTTTTTGAAAACTTACTCGACCACCTTGTCGCATATCTACTCGTTTACCTTTACTGTATCTTTTTCTTGTTGTTATTGCCATTATCTATTTCTCTATTAATCTATCAATTTTAGATTCTAACATCGCATGTTGTCTTTCTATCTTTTGTTCTACTTTTTCTAAAAGTTTCATAATACGATTTAAATCGTTTTCAAAAGTTCTTCTAGATATATAATCTTTACCTAGTTCTTCTCGTGTTCTGTTTAATAAGATGTCTAATCTTTTTAAATCTATAGTGTTTGACCTGATTCCATACAGTACAGGAGCTACCACTAAAGATAATAATATGTTCCATACTATGTAGCTTGAAAATTCCATTGATGTGTCATATATGTATGTATTTATTAACTCGGTATTACATAACCATCATCAGGCACAGGTTTATCAGGCGGATTAGTAATTATGCTGTCATACGTACTGTCAAATGTAGCATCCCAATTGTCTATTGGACAAAGAGCAATTAATTGTGCCAATGTCCATTCACCTTCTG